AGCGCGAACAGATACAACACCAATCACATAACCATGTTCAACAAATGATTGTGTAAAACCATGACCATTAGCCAGATAAGTACCCATTGCCGCCAAGTTACCTTGCGGAGTAGTCTGTCCAGTCTGTCCAGTACCACTTGTCTGAGCAATAGGAGAAATATTAATAGGTGTCGACCCGCCGCCTAAATATTCAGGACGCTGTAAACGAGCGTCAGGAGAAGTAACACCAAAATGAGCACGAAGAATCTCGGTGTAACGTGTACCACCGCGAGCATCGCGCTCAAGCAGCTTTTGAATCTGAAAAGATTGACGAAGCTGACTTACAGTTGCAGAAGTAGCTTGAGTTAAATCAGCATACAAAGCGGTACTACCGCTAGTTCCCCAAGTATAAGGACCTGAACCAGATGGAGGAGATGCACCAATTGAAGCAGATGGTACATAAACAGGACCAGTACCAATCGTATAAGTAGTAGAGACAACTGGTGCAGCAGTACCTAAAGGTAACTTAACTGCTGTACCACCTTTTTGGGGCCATGGCAACGAAGAAGTGAAATAATCATGACGCTTGCCACGTCGAAGCAATACGTAGTTAGTACTGGGGCTTGAATCTGGCCCATCACCTTTATCGACAACAGAGGAATTTTGTAAATTTTCATCTCTAAACCATTGATTATAAATAAGATTGTAAGCTCTTACAGGTAACGCAGAATGTGAAACCGTATTACCAGTCCCGACCTGACCAACAGTCGGAAGACCAAGGTAGTCTTGTAAGGAACCGATGGCATATCCGCTTGCAGGGGATACCTGTTGCGGGATAGTGTAAGAAATAGAATCGGAAGGGTTGTCCTGCTCCCCCATAAACTTAACCCAATTCGTCCAAACCAAACGGTTAGGAACAAAGAAAAAGAACGAGTCCAAATGGAGATTATCCATAACTGGAAATATTGGGGTGGCCAATCGACCAAACATCGTGACATTAACATTAAACGTATCACCCGGCAAAACCTCCTCACACATAATAGGCACTAAATAACCACTATCAAAAGTAGTCTTAAGAGTTTTCTGCATAGAAAATCTACTGCGGGGGATATCAGCACGGGGAACCATAGCAAAATTGTGTGCATCAACCGTTTTATTGTGAAACATATATACTCCAATTAAAAAAAAACACCCCCGAAGGGGTGCAAGGGTCAAACAGGATTCAAAACATCCTTAGCCCTTACTAGAACTACAGGACTTCCGTCAAAAACAAACTCACCAGTATTATCGTTAAACTCACCCAAAAGATACAAATCAAAATCATCGGGATGTTTACTAAGCTGATTGTCATCAGCTTTACGATTGACTTCATCAGTAAAATCACGAATCGCAACATTACGATGGGGAACACAAAAAGGCCGATTAAAAACTTCGGCAGCACGATCTTTAACAGAAACAACATAATGCAACATAATGACCTCTAAAAAATTATAAAATACGTTTTGATAAACTAGACCTGGAAGTACTCACCAGCTGGCGAGCGTTCTTACGAACAGGCAAATTCTCATAAGCCAAACGTTCGACTTCCATATCGGCTCTCGCCGTAGAACGAAACTGCATATCCAATGCTAAATCAGATCCGACCTCCTTAAGTAAATTTTTATAAAAACGAGGAACAGGGGCACGAGACCCCTGAGCAGTAATCACACTTGCGTGTGGAAAAACATCAGTCATAAAATAATCAGAAAACCATGAGCGACCAATGCCCTTAGACATAAGCATAAACTCAGGATTAGGCAACACCAACTCACCAGTAACATCATCTTTAAATAACGGTTCGGGTTGTTGCAAGCCCTTAATCTTTTTCAAGATATAACGGGCAATGTATGCTGCACTCTCAAAATTAAGGGTACCAATGAGGTGGTTTCCTTTGGTCCATACCCGAGAAACTGCATTAGAAATGTAAGTCCGGTCACCACCAACAGCACGACCAAAAACGCAACGATCATCAGCAAAGTCCACTCCAAACAACGCAATATGAAAGTGGGGACGTCTGGTTTCATCACCGTATTCTCCTGAAGCTACATATCGAAACTTGAAACCGGCCTTACGCAAACGCTTAAAAAAACGTTGAAGGTCATCCTTAAAAAGTTGACCATGTTCCGGTAACCAAGCATCATTATATGTGAGGTTCAGCATACAAGACACCTTGTGCATTTGTTGCTCGTGAGTTATACGTATTGCCCATTCTCTCGAATAGGCTAAACGACACTCTATACATTGACCGCACTTGATCGGGCCATGAGTTGGGTGTGACCACTGCGTTGTGCACACTTAGACCCTATAGACGAATGCCACCACGCATAGGACCAGCCGTAATGTTGATCAACTTGGTAGTCGAAATATTACGCTTAAAGTGACTTGCACTCTCATGCTTGTTAGCACTATGACGATGTAAAGGTTTCATGAATGACTCCATTAGAACAAAAAACAAAAAAGGTGTCAATAGGCACAGTTACATCAAGTAGAAAAACTGTGCCTACCGCTACCGCTCAGCAGCTAAGACGCTGCACCGTCCGCCTTAGCGGACTCCACAACGGGCGAGGAAACGTCCTTAGGCTTAGCATGAGAAACAGCCAAACCAAGGCGCACCGCCTCATCCACGTTGTCAGGATTAGAGAAAAACTCTAAAAACTCTTGAGGAGAATTGTTAAATCTAGAACGCACTTTTGCGTCCATACGCATAAAGTTCTCATCAGCCTGGCGAACGACATTCATAGCAGACTGGAAATCAAAAACACCCTCGTAATCAACATACTGGGGCATAGAAACGGGATCAGGCATGACACCCGTCTTCATAAAACGATCAACAATGGTGTTGATATCAGCTTCCTCTTTAAACTGCTGTTGAGTCAAAGACGAATCCGAACACTTAAGACCTGTCTTGTCAGACATAGGTCCAAAATCATCATAAGCAGAAATAAACTTCATAAAAAACCTCCAAATTAACGCTTCAAAGCGTGCAATAAACCAAACAAAATACGAGCAAAAGGTTCAAGCTCCTTACCTAAACGACCAGCATTCATCATCTGTTCAGCGGCTTTCAAATCAAGCTTATTCAAATCAGTTTCGGTATTAACTTTGGCAATCAAAGAACGCAACTGATTTTGATAGACTTGTTCAGATTGATCACGCTGCCGTAATAACTGAGCTTCATCCTTTATCTTCTCAACATAAAAACGAATAGCCTCGGTATTCCACTCCGAAACTGAACGTCCCATAGTAAAACCCTTAGGCATATTTTCAACTTCTTGCTTAATCTTCTCAACAGAAGCATCAACTTGCTTAACCTGAGCTTCAGTTAACTGCTGTTCAGCGCGTTGGCGCTTTTCAGCAGTATCAGCTTGTTGACCACTAGCAATAGCTTGTTTAGTAGCAGCTTCAGCATGTTGACGAGCATAAGAAGAAGTAGAAGAAGCAACATTAGCACCAATAGGATAAGAAGCCTGGGCACCTGAAGGAGTACTAGCACCACTAGTCTTTAAATACGCAAGCATAGGATTAAGGCCAGCAGCCTCCATATCCTTAGCTTGACGTTGATAAGCAGTACTACTCATACGCTCCTGAAAATCACGATTTTCTTGAGCAGCTTGTGTATTGAACTGATTAGCTTCACGCTGAGCTGAAGCAGTAGAAATAGTATCACCAATAGAAGCACCAATGGCGGCCCCTGTAGGGCCACCAAAATAACCACCAGCAATACCACCAATAGTACTAAGTAAAGACATAATCAGAAATGATCGATCAGACCAGGAACGGAATACATTGGCAATGGACGTGCAGCATTAATATTAAAAAAAGCATCCAAAAGAAACTGCTGACCATTAGCATTTGAACCCACCGCCAAATTACGCGCCAAAGGCGGCGTATCCTTAATAAAATCTGAATTCAATGTAGGAAGACTTGTAAACTTCTGAGAATAATGCCAAGGATCAATGGTCCCAGAAGCAGTAGACCTAAACAAACCAGTAATCTCACTAGGATTGTACCGATACTCGGCCCAACGCTCTTGATATCCGAAAACGTTATTATCGTTAGAATCCCCGCGAACATAGATTTCCTTGTTCAAAATAGCCTGCTCACCAAGCATAGCAAAAGCAGGAAAATAATAATCATAACGAGTAGAACGACTCCAATGACGCCGTAAACCTTGCTGATAAGTCAAATCAGCGCGAACAGATACAACACCAATCACATAACCATGTTCAACAAATGATTGTGTAAAACCATGACCATTAGCCAGATAAGTACCCAT